CCGCTCTCTGCGTGTAATCGAGAGTATTATTACCAATGTGCTTTAAGTGGCACAACACTATCCCACAGCAAACGCTTATCGCTAAACTGCTGGCTATTTAACGAAAGGTGATAGCACAACACCTATGAATAAGAAATAAATCAAAGAAAAGAATAGAACCCTTCTTTCATTCCCGAGTCAATTGGAAAGGGCATGTCAACCCAGGAAGAGCCATTCCGGAAACGAATTTTCCCATTGGCATCACAATGGAACTTGTAATGATACCAAGTACTGGGAACATTCTCAGGCACCTCCAAAAGCTGCATGAGAGTCCCAAGTTTGATTTGTAATTGTACGAAACCAGTAACACCTATGATGAGATCATCATCCTTGTCAATGGCTTTCACAACTCGTGGAATTTCAGTCAACTCTGCACGACACTTGAAATACATCTTCTTGTGTAACCAGGTTTCATCCTCAATCGACAAATCAACACTTGGGTCTCCATCGTCATCAATTTCAATGTTGACCCAACCAGAGCTGGGGTTGTCTGCATTCCCCTCAACACAAATAAAAACGCGTTGACCAGCAAGGGAATGTTCAGGTAATACGGTCGGTAAAATTTCAAAACCAAAAGGAGATATTTTTGGGATTTTCTTGGATTTAGGTGGATCTACCACAGGCAAGATCTCCACAGAATCATCATCGACAAATTTAGCTAGAGACAAACCAAAACGAGACAAAAAGAAACTCGGCGCATACTTGCCCTTGAATGTCAACATGAAGCGATCAGAATTGGCAGGCTTTTTACTCAAAATCTGTGATCTCCACGTCCTTGGAGAAGGTGTTCTTCCACGTGATTGTGCGCTTGCCAAATGCCCCGTGGAGTGTCAATGTGTTTGGTACCACAGCCACTGCATGATCTTCATACACAACTACAAAGGATCTGGAAATCCTTCTTCTATCCATTTGATCTATTAATCGCTTGCGTGATCGCTGTGCAAACCGCTCGTTCATGATAATGAGTGGAACCTGATTCTCGCGGCATACCTTCAACGCCAATGTCCTATTTACTGGCCCACGATATGAAGCAATGGCGTTAATAGCTGCCACATTTGTTTTCACACAATTCGCCAATGCATAACCAAAGCAACCACCATTACGTTCTCGAACCGTATACTGCCGAGGCTCCTCAGACCGCAGCTCATCGGGCAACGTGCTAAAGTCAGCCCTTGCCACCGCCAGGGCTCTGGTCCACAAATCAAAGACCACCACGGGGTCACCTCCCCATACTTGACAGCGCGCCTCGCAGTATGCCTGTAAACCGTGGCGCGCGGCCAAAGCTTCAATACGCCGGGCATCCGCTGTGATCCCGGCGTGCTGTATCTGATTGCGTTTTCGGTGTGCATACTTCAAGATGGTTCGCAACGCCTTGTACACCACAGTACGATGCGGCAACACTGCGCGGCTGATGAAAGTTACCCCGTCCTTGCGCTGTGACCTTTCCTCAATTTTCCATGTGAGGCCTGCATTTGCTTTGCTTTGATCACCAAGCCCTTTGCCCCGCCACTCTGGGGTTCTATCCATGGTGACATCATCTCCACTCTGACAAATGCGCACGTCTTTCAGTCTGGCTACGCTGATCAGAGAACTGAAAGCCATGATCTTGTTGATGATCAAAGTCCAGGGATCACCCGAGGCCAGAGCCTTGTTCAGAACAAATTTAAAAGGGGAACCCATCATTCGAACCTTGCGCTCATCACGAATTTCCCTTGCTAATGCCCCAAGACCTTGTTTATCAGCAGCCATCTCTAAGAAAATCGAGGCCACAATGACGTGCACCGGACGATGTGATGAATCCTGCTTCTCAATATCTAATTCTACGGAAGAGTCAAATGTCGCGAGAAAATCCTCCACCTCTTCTTCCCGGAGGCCGACAGGTGAAAGCTTGCCAGGCTGCATTGCCCTAGCCCATGCATGTGTCAATGCGTCACATGTGTCCGCGAAAATGGCCTGCTGTAAATCGCTTGCTGACACCACACCTTGTGCCTTAAGCTCCGAAGGACCATTACGCATTTCAGAAGGTTTCTTGGCGAACTCGGGCTTCAAGAAAGCAAATGACAACGTCGACGCGGCCGTCTCATAGTTCGCGTATGCCCCATCAATTGCCTGTTGTCGAGTTTGACGGTGAATCGCAGCCCTGCGTGAGTTGTTTATGTGGGCAAAAAACAACTTCTTGTCAATGACTTCCTCAAAAAGCCATTGGACAATCACCTCGGCGTCGACAAAATCTTGGGGCCGCGTGCGTACGTCCGGCACGCTCCGAGTGAGTGCCTGAACCTGGTCTGCGCCAGGAACATCGCGAGGTTGAAATGTGTAGTTATCAAAGGCGTCAGAATGCGCAATACCTTCATCACGAAAACTCACACCGGAAACCAGCTCCACGTTGGTGCGAATTTCAGACGTTGACAATGGCTCCCCAGCTTCAGTAAACACGGTTGCCACGGTGACCGGATCTGTCAATGGCTGCTCCACCAGATTCGACTCGATGATACTTGGCTCGTGTACATGAACCCAAGCTGACTCACTTTCTGCACGTACTTCGCAGAAATCCCAAGACGTGCCACCCATAATCACGGTATCCGGTAACCTCCCGTTGACTGATGTGTCGTCAAACCATCGGAAATTCGTTAGCACGGAGACGCCTTCCACCACGAAAATTGTCTTTCGTCGTGCCCGCGTAAATCCGACAGCGCAGTGTGCCGCCTGCTCTGCTTGACCCAGCCATCGCAAATCGCCACCCAACGCTCTCCCGAGCCCATGAATCACAGAATACTCAGAACGGCGCCCTTGACACTCATGTACTGTCGCTGCCTTGACACCGCGTTGCAATACCATTTCTTTCCCTATCTGTGTACCTTGCATCGCCACGTCACCTACCCCAGGTAGCAACGTGTCGTCAGCCGTGAGAGTATAGCACAACGCCTCAGGGTCCTCAGAACCACAGAACAAATCCTTTACGAAAGTGTCTGTCACTGTGCTATGCAAGTAAGTGACCGCCGCGTCCCAGCCGACAAAAGTTGTTGGCGTAATCATCACACATGGTGCGTCAGAAGCAACGAGTTTCAGCTGAGTAGGGGAAAAAACGTTGGATATCTGTCTCCTATCACCAATAGTGATGACACCCTTGCTCCGTGAATGTCTGTTGGCAATGGCCTGCAAGTGTTCTGGATCGAAAGCGTAACATTCGTCTATGATGACGTATCGCGAGGCATACTTCGTTACCAAAGCCTCATGTTGCGTCACCACAGTAGCCCGTCGCAGCGGCTCAAGCTTGCCAAGATTGGCTTGCCACTCCTCCTTGAGCTCTCGAGTCGGGACAACGACCAAGTCGTTCACAGATATCCAGGTACGTGGAACCTTGGATTTTCCCCCCATTGCGAGACCCGTGATATGTGCAAGCCAATTCTTGACCGACGGTTGTATAAAGAGAGCCTCAGATTTGCGCAACACATCAGCCACATAATCTATCCCAGGCGCAGCAAGTTGGGCCTGATACCAAGGTACCATTGCGGCGTCATTGCACAATCTAGCCCCGAGACCTGCAGCAACAACCGCTTCTATCAAAGCATGTTGTATTTGAGCGCCCCGGGCATCGGGCGAGATGTAGTTCGGTCCAGCAAGATTCTCAGCATTGACAGTCGCGCCATGCTGCAGATCCATTAACTTGTGAATCGGTGAGAAGTCGTACTCCCCGTTGGCTTGAGTGAGTCTGTGCAATCGGTACTCACCGTTAGGGGAAGGTAAGGAAATCTTCCCAAGCTTGAAACACTCACGGATATCTTGATTGTCTATTGGTCGCAAAGGTATTGGAATGAGATCGGGAACCCCACCTAACGCAAACTGTAGTCCCTTGAAACTCTCAGGCTCGATATTAGCTAACTCTTTCTTTAACAAATGTATCATCTTGCCCTTCTGCGTGGCACTCGCTTGCCGACAATCATGGTGGAACGCGCTAAGAAGCACGGATGCCGCTGCTCCCCTGCGAACATGGGAATTGAATTTGCCGAGGAAAAGCTTAACCTCAGACAAAAAATCTGAGTATGGCAGCGCAGCGTTCAACTCCAGTTCGGCTATCTGGTCCTCTGGGAGGAGATTCTTCTCTCGAAACCGCTGCAGATCAATTGCATGGTCCACGCTGAACACATTAAAGAAAGTTTCCACTATGTCTATAGCTGCTGCTTGAAAATCCAGATCCTGCGCATCCTGCACGGCCACCCAAAATCGTGACATTTTCTGATTCGACCAATCTAGGTAATCAAGGAAAGCTGTTATTTTCTTCACAGCTTCTTGCTTTCCAGTAATCCGAGCAACGGTGATTGTACAGTCCACCAGCACTCGGGTGGCATCAATTGAATACCTCATGCCCAGCATGACAGCGACACCAATGACGTCAGCATAAGAGAACGAGATAGCCCAGGACTCACGAAAGCCATGTTCTATCGCTTGTTGCCACTTGCGTGGTGTGGTCACCCAACCAAACAACGTGGACCATGCACTCACTACGACATTCACCAAAGACGCAGGTTCAATCTTCGCTCCAAAGTGCTCCTCCATGGCACGCTCCGACATTTGATCCAGAGTCATCTGACCAATATCCGTGCGATAGATTCGCATCAATGCCTCCATGCTAGACATAGCGCCCAATGCCATAGTTCCAGTCGTAGTAGCAGCCAATGTAGAGGCCACGGACGAGTAAATTGACTTCCGTACTGTCTCAGTAGTGGTCTTTGGCCTCAACTCTTCGGCGTGATTCTCTGCAAGCGCATCCTGCACTTCAGAGTACACCTCTATCCAAGTGCCCAATGCCTGAGCCTCCGTTTCAGATAGCGTGATACGTGGTGTAACCTGAGTGCCTGAGATCGAGTATGTCACGACCGACTGCCGTAAGACAATACGAGCAACCATCTTGTCCTTAATCGCTTGAGTCCTGTAAGTGGCCATCACCCGATCAAATCCTTTCTTCTCAACGAGTACCACGGGCCGAGTCATGTCAGGCATAATCAAACGGATGAAGTAGTAGTGCTCATAAGACGGCAAACACCGGGTTGCCCATCCTCCAGCACTAAGGGTGAGATTATGGTATTGAGACGCATGATCACCAAAAATGATCGTACGTCGCAACGAATGGCCTGCAGCAAACGTGGGGGCAAACAGTTGGCGGACTTTCTGCAAGTCTTGCACATAATCACCGCCATCGTGGAACGAAGACACAACCTTGCCAAACGCCAACTCTGTGGTCATTTCTGTCAAGGAATCATAGACCTTACGGCCCATCAACGCGCGCCAGTCTATGGAAAATTGCGACAAAGCGTTGAAGACCTCTGCTTTAACCATCAATTGAACAATTGTCCGCGCATCTATGTTTGGCTCAATGTTGATCATCAGCAATGAGCTAACATCAAACCGCTTGAAATGGCCCGCAGCACGTTGCCAATCATTGGATCGCAAGACCCTTCCAGCCTTCGCCGCCTCATCACGTACCTTGCACGTTGGCAGTTTGCATTGCGCACAGTGCTTTGTGCGTCTCGAGGCGTCTAACGCATCCGTATACTCCCAAATCGCAGCATTAGGAAAAGCGTGCATCTCCGCCTTACTAGGTGAAATAAGCCCGACAATCGCACCTTGCAATGTGGTGATGGCATGATTTAGCGCGGCACGCCTGATCGTACCAGCTGCCCTGTGCTCCTCTATCCGAGGCGAGTATCTCATTGGCCCTATCAACGCCAACAGTCGATGATACTGTGGAGACGATGGTGGCACCGATGTAGCTATACCCTCAAAGAAAGCGTCCAAAGCAACCGCGGCACGCTCCTCAGTGGACCCCAGAACCTCCATGCCAGATAGCAACACCTTCGACGCCTCCAACGCTGAGACGGTATTCATTGGCCGAGTGATGGCGTGGCCATAAAATTCCTCCTCATCCCCGCGGATCCGGCGGTGAGCGTGCAAGGTGTGGAAATTGGGTCGTCGCGGGAATATTGGCAACTCCAAGGCTGTAGACCCAACATACCTGCTCAGCTGACCATTCAATTGCCCAGAAACTGGCATACGACCAGATACATCACGTGCATAATTGGCCAGGTCCTCAAACGCCTGTTGTTGTGAGTTGGCGCCCAATAACATACCATCGGGAAATTGAGACAACCTCCGCTCCGCATCCGGCAAATAATGCAACATCTCGCCAACTACAACCACGGGCAAATCCCTCGCCAACGGATAAGCATCAAGAAACCGCCCCTTGTCGACAAATGGTGGCAATCTAGTAAACCCAACAGCGTTTTCAAAGCAGTACCCATCCTCACCAAGCGCCAAGAAGTAACAAACGCCGTAAGAAATCATCGCACACAACCCAATACAACAATGCGCAATCAACGAATTATAAACAAGAGAGAATACCACGAGGAGGACGGTCGTAGCGATGGAACCATAATGATGCGCATCGCGTCGCCATCTGGCGACGCAATACCAACTACCAATCATGGTGCTGAAGGAGGGGGGAATCGAGGGAGACTTCATCAGAATATGAACTAAAAAGTTCGCCATATCGTGATTGTTAGTTGTATTGTAGAGAGGTGGGCTGGGG